TAATTGACAACGCACTGAGACTTGGTTATGTAAACAGTGCCACCGGCGAATTTAATACACTGGGAGTAAATCAAGGTCTACGAGACGTTCTCTACGAAATTGATATCAACCCAATTACATTTGTTCCAGGTATCGGTATTACTAACTTTGGTAACAAAACAGTAACCACTAACGCTACTGCGCTTGACCGTATCAACGTTGCACGTTTGATTGCATTTATTCGTGGAAGATTACAAGAAATTGCCAAGACATTCTTGTTTGAACCCAACGATCAGATTACTCGTAACGAAATCGGAAATGCAATTACTTCGTTGATGATTGATCTTGTTAACAAGCGTGGTATCTATGACTACCTGGTTGTTTGCGATCTATCAAACAACACACCTGCACGTATTGACCGAAATGAACTTTGGGTTGATATTGCAATTGAACCAGTTAAAGCAGTTGAATTCATTTACATTCCTCTGCGTATCAAGAACACTGGGGAGATTGCCAGCAGCCTAAGCACAGTTGCTACCAGTGCCTAATTATGCACAGTAGCATCTTGAAAATAGGGTCTATTAGACCCTATTTTTTTCTCGACCAAAAGACCATAAATAAAAGCATACAGGAGATAATAACATGGCAGTAGCATCATTAACAAAAATGACAGTGCCCTTGGCAAGCAGTGATAGCAACCCTAATCAAGGTTTGTTAATGCCCAAATTAAAATATCGCTTTAGAGTGATATTTGAAAACCTTGGAGTATCAACACCAACTACAGAACTGACTAAACAAGTCATGGACTTTACACGTCCAACTGTTAGTTTCGAACCAATTGATATCCCAATCTATAACTCAACAATTAAATTAGCCGGCAAATACAGCTGGGGCGATGTTACTTGCAATCTTCGTGATGACGCTGGTGGTAAAGTCAGTCAATTAGTTGGTGAACAATTACAAAAGCAATTGGATTTCTATGAAATGGCCAGTGCTGCATCTGGTATTGACTATAAATTCAAAACCACGTTTGAAGTATTAGACGGCGCCAATGGGGCCGGCGATGCCAATGTGTTGGAAACATGGGAATTGTATGGTTGCTATCTAAGTGAAGTCAACTATGGTGACATGAACTATGGTTCTAGTGAAGTTGCCACTGTTGCAATGACAATTAGATTTGACAATGCAGCTCAGACCACTAACTTAGGCGGAGTTGGAACTGTGGCCTATACTGGAACCAGAACTCCCGATGGTCCTACTACAGGTGCCGGCACTGCCGAATAATTAGGATGGCTTTTGGGCAAAACTTCCTAAAAGGTTTTAGCGGCGGCGAAGGTCTTACAGATTACGCTCACGCCGCTAAAACCTTTCTTACCAATGGATACCAATATGCTCCTCGCAGCAAGTATCTGTTTCATGTATTTTTTACTATCAACACTGCGTATGTTCCTTCACTGAGAAATAATTTCAGCGATAATCAGGAATTGGCAACTATTGGATTGATGGTAAAAAATATTCAGTTGCCCAATTATCAAATGTCTGTAGAGACAATGAACCAATACAATCGCAAGAGATTGGTTCAAACCAAAATTGATTACCAACCTATACAAGTTGAATTTCACGATGATGGTGGAGATTTAATTAGAGACTTGTGGTATAGTTATTACTCCTACTATTACAAAGACCCTAGTCAAAAATATGATAATCTAAGCCCCAACAACGGAAGTCTGGGCCCACTGGTGGGAACTCCCAACGGATTTAGTTACAATGCAAGAGATATCTACGACAATACCAGGACAGTGAACGACTGGGGTTATGTCGGCGAAAGCTACACCGACGGCGCTGATATCTACAGCGTGGGCCGCCCCGGTAAACTGCCTTTCTTTAGAGACATTAGAATTTTTGGACTTGATCAGCACAAGTGGGCAAGTTATGTTTTAATCAATCCTATGATCACAGAATGGCAGCATGATACCTATGACTATGCTCAAGGCAGCGGCACTATGAATAATAGAATGACCTTGCGTTATGAAACTGTGAAGTATGGCGCAGGTGCAATAGGTGACGTTCGACCTGACAACAATGTCATTGGCTTTGCTGATCCTGCATACTATGACACTGTGCCCAGTGGTATCACTCGCCCGGGCTACAATGCCACTGTGTTGGGCCAAGGTGGATTAATTGACACCGGTATTGGAATTGCAGAAGACTTGGCTTCAGGTAGTGTGGCTGGGTTGATCGGTGCAGTGCAAAAATCAGTGGCAGCATACGATACATACAAAGATAAAAATATTCGAAGCATAGCACAAACCGAAATTAAAAACAGTGCCAGCACTATTGCCAAGGGTGCTCTTCCTGCTGCTCAACGTGCAGTTATTGGAACAGCAGGACAAAAAGGTATTCTAGATGGTGTATTCTTCCCAACGCCCCCTAGTGATACCAGAGCACCTGCAACCACTGCACCATCTTTTGGTAGACAAATTGTGAGACAAGGCACTGTGAAATAATCATGGGAACAATCAACGCTATCAATCCCAAAATTGATCAGACTGTTAGAATATTTGATCAATTTTACAACTATGCTGAAGATGTGTCGGCATCTGAATACGATATTGTGTTGAGTTATTTCAAAAGTGTATTCAACACTGTTGAACAAGCACAGAACTTTACTGTGGCAATTTTTAGAGTAGCACAAGAAAGTCAAACAGATGCATTGACTATACTGTCGCAGATACAAGGAATCAATGGTCCTCAACTCACTGCAACTCTGTGTTATTATCTCAACAGCACTAGAAGTAATGCAACATTACTGGGAATATTGGAGCCTTCGGCACCAAATTATTGGACCGCTAGAAACGTGAGGCAGTAATGGCCAAATGGGCACAGGGCGCTTATAAAATCATCAATCCAGCCAAGTATGTTGGCCGTGGAACACCGCGTTATCGTTCAGGTTGGGAACTCAGCTTCATGCGCTTTTGTGATACCAATGACAATGTGTTACAATGGGCCAGCGAAAGTATAAACATCCCTTATAGACACCCACTCACAGGCAAACAAACTATCTACGTTCCGGATTTTTTAGTAGTTTACAAGACCAAAAACAACACTGTCAAAGCTGAAGTAGTTGAAATCAAACCCTCGGGGCAAAGCATGATTACCGAAAAACAAAATGGCAAAGAACGTGCCATTGTTGCTGTGAATTATGCCAAATGGGCGGCCTGCGAAGCTTGGTGCAAAAAACAAGGACTAACATTCCGGGTAATTACAGAAAAAGATATGTTTGCTAACGGCAATCGTTAACAGTAAAACATGCAAAGTGGTAAATAATGCTATGTTTACCATTAACAAATATCATAATACATATTTTCAAATTATTAATAGAGCAAAGGCTCGACCCTTACCTTCATCTATAAAAACGGAAATACATCACATCATTCCACGATCTTTAGGTGGGACAGATCTCCCCGACAATCTAGTAAAATTAACTCTTAAAGAGCATTGGGTATGTCATAGACTGTTAGTTAAATTTTTAGATGATCCAACTGCATTAAGAAAAATGTATAATGCTTTGTATATGATGGCAGTTAAAGATTACAGGACTGTTAACGGAAGAATATATCAGATAATCAAAGAGAATATCGTTCCTTGGAACAAAGGACTAACAGGAATACCTGGGCATCCACTGAGTAATGAAACAAAACAAAAACTTAGTGCATTATGGAAAAATAAAAAAAGACCAGTTGAGCACACAATTGCGATGAAAGAAGGATGGAAACTAGCAAAAGAAAACGGATACCAACCTTGGAACAAAGGATTAACTGGACTAAGTTCAGGACCAAAACAGAGAGTAATTTTAGTATCTCCGGACGGCGACGAACACGAGTATGAGAGCCTGAAAGCAGGATGCAATGCTCGGTCGTTAATATACACAAAGATGAGTAGTGTGAATTCAGGTAAGCAGAAACATTACAAAGGCTGGACAGTTAAAAAGGTAAGTAAAGAATGAAAAAATTGGAAGAACTTTTCGATCTCCCCTCTAGCGAATCTATCAGCGATCATTTGATTGATACCAGCAAGCTGACCATTGATGATACCAAAAGCATTATTGCCACAGTTGATAACAACATTGATAAAATTGATGCTGCACTAGCAGAAGTAAGTGATGTGGACAAGTCCGACGCAGAACTCGATGAAATAGCCAACCTGGCTAAAAAGAGCTTTGAAGATCTAAGTGACTTGGGCATGAATGTAGACTCAAGATTTGCTGCTGAAATTTTTGGTGTAGCTGGCACAATGCTGGGACATGCTCTGTCTGCTAAGACAGCAAAAATGAACAAGAAGCTCAAGATGATTGATCTTCAAATGAAGAAATTAAAAATGGATCGAGACCTCAAAGACGATGAAGGTCCAACAGAAACAGCACAGGGTCAAATATTAAATCGCAATGATTTGTTGGAACGCTTAATGACCAGCAGAGACCAAAAGTCTAAATAAGCATAAATATCGTATAGGGAACTGACATGAAACACTTCAGAGATTACTTAATTGAAAGCGAAAGAACCTACTCTTATCGCGTTAAATTCGCCGGTGACTTGCCTGGCAACTTCTTAAAAGACTTTAAAGCAAAGTTGGATCAGTTTGATCCTGTGAAAATTGGAGATGTTAAAACAACTCCAATCCAAGCTAGAACTCCGGACTTTCCGGCATTTAGCAACGAACGTATGTCTACTATCGAAGTAGAATTCCGTTATCCTGCAATTGACGCTCAGATTCGTCAAATTGCACAATTGTTAGGAATGGATCCAAACAGAGTTTTAATGCAAACTCCTAACTACTCAGACAACAATCAAGAAGAGCGTACCGACATCGAAGATCAAAACAAAGATCTATTAGATGACACTGATTTCCCTAAGCCGGATACTAAACAAAAAGCTCTAAGCAAAGACTATGCTACTGGTCCTTATGATCATGCAGTGCTTAAAAATGCTTATCGTTCAGACTTTACTATTGCTGGTGAAAAAACCAAACCTGCAGAAACAACCAACGACTTACCACAAGGCAAAAACAGCCCAATGAGTGCAGTTAAGCGTCCACCTAAGCCAGCAACTGGCAGAAACCCTAAAGGATAATACTAAAATGACATTTTTTTACAACTTAAACAAGAAGCTGGACGAGATTCGTGCGACACCAGAAACAACACACAAGCGTCTTGATGAGCGTGACATGGGCAAGCATAACAATGCTACTACAGGTTTCAAAGCTGTTGCTGCTAAAGCTGCCAAGGAATACGGTAGCAAGGCCGCTGGCGAGCGTGTAGCTGGTGCAGTTAAGGCTAAGATGGCCAAAGCTGGCAAGCTAGAAGAAGAATTAGACGAAGGGTTTGTTGACACAGTTAAGTCTGCTGCACAACAGGCTCTCAATGTATTAGGTCACGGCGACGATGATGCAATGATCCGCGACTTGCAAAAGAAAGCTGGTGTGCCTGTAACTGGTAAGGTCCCTCCTGCACAACCAGGTCAAAATCCAACTACAGCTGGTCAACCTCCTGTGGCAGAAGAAGGCGGCATGCCAATGACTGCTAAACAAAAGAGTTTTGCTAAATTAGCTCCTCCTGAAGATAAAATTACTTTCGCCGACAAGATTGCCGGTGCAAAGAAAGAAGTTGACGAAATGTTAGGAGACGTTGCTGCTGAAGCAATGAAGAACGCTCTACGTGGCAAACAACAAGTGGCCGACGAAGGTAATGCATTCACTGGCAAACTCAAAGCCACACCAAAAGGCAGCAAGTTCAAAGTAGGTGGTAAAGAATTCACAGACACCAGCGACATTGACGAAGGCTGGGACGACATGATGAAAGATGTCAAGGGCCGTATGGGTCAAATGAAGACTGGTGAAAAAGTCAAAGGTCACAAAGGCGAAATTGAAAAGACAGCAACTGGTATCAAGCACACACGTAGCTATGATGCCAAGACTGGCGAGACTGACAGTGATGACGATCAGCCTACAGGTGAAAAGCGCGGTCGCGGACGTCCCAAGAAAGCAAACAAAGCTCCTGAGCGTGTGACTGCCAAAGCTACTAAGCACAAAGGCGGACGCAAGACCAATGAAGCCGAAGGTGAAGGCAGCGATTTAGTTAAGTTAGCTAAAGTTATCCAATCTTGCCAAAGCATGGATCAATTAGAAACTGCTCGCAAAATGGCACAAAACTTCTTGCGTAAACACTCTTCACATGACAGCGTAGGATTTGGTGGTATTGCTAAAGACTTTCGTCGCCGTGATGCCGCTGTGTCTGACATTGAACGCAAGAAGAAAGAACTCCAAGGCGGCCAAGAGTTAGATGAAAAAGCAGTAAGCAAGAAGCAACAAAAGTTCATGGGCATGGTCCATGCAACACAAAAGGGCGAAAAAGCACCTTCAAAAGAAGTTGCTAAAGTTGCCAAGACAATGAAGAAGAGTGACGCAGAAGATTTTGCAAGCACAAAGCACAAAGGCTTGCCTGAAAAGAAAAAGCCAGAAGGCAAGAAGAAAGAAAAAACTGAAGAGTCTGGTACTACAGCTGGTTCAGTTGCTCCAGCAGCTGGCGGCAAAAGCAAAGGCAATTCTCTAATCGGCAAAGGCATTTACGACAGCATTAACCGTAATCTAGAAGCTATGATTTCTGAGTCAATGAATGTTAGTGTAAACATGAGCATGGACGAACATGGTGAGCCACGCAAAAATATCACTGTTAGCGCAGAAGGCGAAGCAGCAGAACAACTAGCACAATTGCTAAACTTAGCTGGTATGGCTGCTCAACAAGGCAGCGACGCAGGTTGTGGTTGTGAAACTAGCCCATGCTCATGCGATAGTGGAGTTGAGATTGATGAGAACTCACCAGACTGGCCTACAGACCAGGAAACAACTGGCGAAGACGACCCCGAAATGCGCCGATGGGCAGGTGGACTAAACGGTCCTAAGTCAACTGGACAAACTGTTGGTGCACCGTTTAACCGTCAAGATTCGCGTCAGGGTGTCATGGGAGAAGGCAAAGACCTTGGCATGAAACTATATGCTGAGTTGAAATCATTTAAGGGCTAATCATGTCAAGTCAAGCAAATGTTTATACCACAGTTGCCAACGTAGTTTGGCAAACTGACAAAGTGGAAATTTCAACAGGTAACACGGCAGTTACCTATCAAGTTTGGCTTGCCCCTGACTTTGCTAACAGCATTTACTCTAATGCGGTTAGCGTCCCGGCGTTTAAGACCGAATACAAGTATGTAGGCGTGGGTAACTACCTTACTATTACTGGTTCTAACTTTACAGCAGCCGAGTCTGGTACAGCAAGTTCTGCTACAGCCGGTGTTCAAGGTGGCGGAAGTTACGTAGGCGAATAATGAGAGCTCGTGAATTTGTCAGCGAAGATAAAGTAGGCAAACTCAGCAAGAGATTGCAAGCTGGCACACGGGGTCTAAATAAGTTTCGTGACAGAGAATTTTCTGACCGCGTGTATGAACTTAATCGTGTTATGATGGCCGCTGCTTGCAATGATGGTGATGATTTTGCCGAGCCGGTTGATGCAGAATCATGGGCCGGGCGAAATAATATCGCCGCACCGTATACAGAAGTCGAACAAAGAATGTTGGAAAAGGCTTACAAGGCAATTGGTGCAAAATCTTGGGATCTAAATCACGGAGATATGGATTCCGAGGAATTATCATCAGTAAATAAAACAAGCCCAGTTAAAGCATTCAAAGGATATCCAAGATGAAAATTAATGAAGTAGATTTAATGCGTAAGCTAGCAGACCTAATTAAAGGTCATCAAGACGGTGCAGAATTTGGCGGCGAGCTACAAGGTGCTGAATCAGGCAGCAATGAACCTGATGAACAAATGTATGACGAAGATGGCACACCACTGGTTAAACAACCTGATGACAAAATGGTTCCTCCACTGCAACTCAAACTTGAATTGTTGAAACGTGCAGTGGATGTAGAAAACATCTACA